CTAAACAATTTTAATTTCACCATGAGGCACATAAACCCAGTCGATGTGATTCTCGGTATAGATCTTCGTTGACTTCGCATCGCTGTGTGCCATACGGCCTTGTGGGTCAATTCCCTGTTTATTAAAGAGGAAAGCAGAAAGCGCCCTGATTTCATGAAAAGTGGGTCGCTGATCCTCGGGCAGGTTCGACCCAACGCCTACTTCGTCGCGCATTGCTGAAAACGAACGACTGAGATAATCGGGAGCAACTTGTGTTGGATGCCGTACCTCTTTGCTTGTGGGGTTGCTTCGCTTTAGCGGAAGACGATGCACTACATAAGGGCTGGCCACATTATCCCGGCTGCGCTCGATGATATCCCTCAGAACTGACCCGATCGGTATAGCCACGTGAGATGCTTCTTTATGTTGCACCTTCTGGCGGTGAATATAGAGCGTGCCGAAGATTTCCCCTTGTGGCTCTGGAAACCATACGCATCCACACACGCCTTCGCCTGGCTGTTTAATGGAATAACGGATGCGCGAGACTTCAAGCCTTGCATGCGTGGTTTGCATTGCCAGATCCATGGCTGTCTGCAGCCATAACGGCGCGGCGCGGTGTATTTTGTTGAAGTCATCAAGGGTGAGACGGCGGCGAGTTTTAGAATCGACCCGACGCATTTTTTTACGTTCGGCAGGGTTATCCATCATTAGCGACTCATCTACCGCATAGCTGAAGAGTTTTTTAAGAAAGCTCACTTTCCTGTTCTGCACATTCGCTGATGCTTCGCTGTGGTATTTTTTGATATAGCCGTTGACGTGCTCAAGATCGATATCGCAGGCATAAATATCGGCGAAAAATTCTTTCACCCGCTCAATATCATTCAGCCAAACAGCCTTCGCATCTGTACCTGGGTTCTCATCGCGAATAGCTCTTTCAAGTAGCGCTTGGGCGTGTTCCGCAAACGGTTTTGCTTCGCCATTAATGCCTCCGGACTCTCGAACCAGGCTTTCAATAGATGGCACTGATTCGGGTCGCATGCGGAGGTTATATTCGCGTGCAATAGTGATCGCCACCGCCCGATCGGTACCAATACTTTTTCTCTTCCCCGTAATGAGTTGAAACCGGTATTGCCCGGTTTCTTTGTCGAAATAGAGGTAGTCGGGAAAATGCCTATTTTCCCTTTTTCGTGGTCTGCCGGCCATCTTAATCCTCTTGAATTAGCCTGCGAACGTTTTCGCTAATCATTGAGTCAACGCCCCAGTGCTCACTTGCGCATACCCAGACCATACCGTCTACGATGCGCCCGCGCAGCAAGCCGTTTTCTACCCAGCGTTTAATCGTTCTGTTATCTGGAACCGAGCCCGGAACAAACTCACGCTTCCCCCAGGCGCTCGCTTTCATTAACTTGGCCATGCATATTCTCCACTAACTTCTCTGGCTGCACCCAGAGTAAAAAAATTATGTAATTTTTATTACAGCGAATGCCATTAAAACTTCTAACGTAAATCTTCTATAAAATTTAACAAACCCACAATAAAAAACGTATAGTAAAACAGATGAGCTAATTAGCGATAAGACACTGTAATAAAGATAATTGGCTGTAAAAATATTATAAAATACAGCATATACGGATATCCAAAACATACTTGTCATAACGAAGCATATATTCCTACAAAAACCATACAGAGCAACGTAGTTTTGAATTTTTCCTTGGTGGTGCAAGGCATGTTCATATGTGTAATGATAAGCCAGCCTAAATAAATCACCATCCAAACCTTTTATATTTGAAAGGTGGTTTTGATCGACATCTAAATCATTAACGAATCTTGTCTCAATTTTCCTCCAAAGGGTGGCTGCTAACTTCTCTGGAAGATCCCTTGAATATAATAATTTACATGTGATAAAGTCTAAGGTAACAATAGGAAATAAAAATAATTCAATGATCATGTATTTTATTTTTTTGCTGAGATTGTTTTTTTTATTTACTTTATGGTTGTTATTTATATTAGAGAATAAGTAAATAGAAGGATACTCTAATGTTTCGTTCATGTATTTCTCAATAAAAAATGCGGAAGCTATAGCGACAAAATGCCCCAAGATATATGCAGCCGAAATCAAAGAGGCATAATCTAAAATGCTAATTATGTTTGCTTGGTTTTTAAGGAATTTTGCAAGCTGCAATATCATATCCCAGTCCAGAGCTACTCCACAAAAATATAAAAGATATAAGAAAACTCCTCCTGGAATCAAATAGCCTAAGAAATCGTAGAGTGAAAATGGGTTTTGGCTCATCTTTAACCTCCAAAATTTTGAGAATATATTGATTATGGCTGCTATTTAGCACTATTTAGTATTTAATCAATGATGCATCAAAACAAGATATAGTCTCGCATGCATTTTTATTACCATCTACTCCTAGTAATCGTTTCACTCTCAAATAATGGCCTCACCCACTAGTAGCTAGCTTCTTTATAGAACATAAAAAGAGGATCTTTTGAATAGTGATGCACTTCTGTGTTGGGTAAACCTTGGCTGTTCCGCAATGCAGGGAAAAGACATCAGATAATCCTCTATATGTTCCTTACGGGTACATTATGTATCCATTTGGCCCTTTGTCAACGCAAAAAAAAGCCCGCCGAAGCGAGCTTTGATTAATAAGTAGACTATTTGAAATAACGTCTTGGTTTTCCAGAGAAAATGACAGTTCCGATTATTGAGCAATTACCATCTATTTTGAGATATTGATCAGGCCAGCTTTTGTTTAGCGCTTTCAGATATTTTTGCGAACCATCTTCAACAAGACGCTTGAAGGTGGTTTCACCGCTCTCGTGCATTAGGGCAATGACATCATCACCGTGCACCGGTACAACTTCAGGATCTACAAAAATCATGTCACCAGGACGGTATTCTTCGATCATCGAGTCACCGATAACTCGGAGTATATAAGTCATCGGCCCGCAGGGAACGGGGCAAGGAAACGTCTCTGCTGTGCTCAAATCAACCTCTGAATATCCTATTTCAGTCCATGCGCCAGCTTGCACCCAAGATATTACGGGCACTAATTGGAATTCAACCTCTGTTTTAAAGACGTCCGTTGTGGGCGCAACATTGGTGGTCTGATGCTCTTGATCCAACCATCCCAAAGGAAGCTGGAAGCATTTTTCAATATGGCGTGCAAGATCATCCCCAATCCTTTTAGAAGGATTGCGGCCGATTATTCGACTGATCTGGGTCGCTTCTCGGTCAAGCATTGTAGCGAATGACTTATTGCCGCCAACGCTATCACGCAGTGTCCGCGCGTTATCCCGCCTGATTTCATCAATGGTTTTCATGCCCAATATTAAACCGTGTGTACCTGTAGGGTACAAGGTTCTTGCGGGTACATTTATTTCGTGCATAATGTATCTCGGAGGTACACTATGAAAGATTACTGGAACACCCTTTCTGCCACACAAAAAGCCGAATTGGCTAAAAGAGTTGGAAGCAGTACTGGATATCTCAGGCTCGTTTTTAAGGGGCACAAAAAAGCAGGCTTTCAGTTGTGCCAAAAGCTTGAAGAAGAGACGGCTGGCGCTATCTCGAAAAACGATTTGCGACCAGACATTTACCCAAACTCACAACTTGCAAGCAACGTTAACAGCAGAGTGTGAAAAATCTAACTACCAAAGAAAAAGCCAAATGGTAGACAGCATAAAAACAGCAATAAGCGCGATGTGTAAGGCGCATCCCGCCGGTCGTCTCGGGATGGCTGCCGATCTCGGCATGAGCATCGACACCTTTCATAACCACATGTACCAGAAATGCGGCAGCCGCTTCTTCACGCTGGCCGAACTTGAGCGCATGGAGGACCTGTCCGGCGTCTCGATGCTGGCGGAATATGCCGCGGCGCGCGTCGGCAAATTGCTGGTGGACGTTCCGAAGCCGGAAAGCATGGACAACGTGGACCTGTTCGCGATCGACATGAAAACCAGCGCGGCGAAAGGCCAGCTGGCGCAGGCGCAGATTGAAGCGGCGGAGGATGGGGTAATTGACCGTCATGAACGCAAAAAGCTCTCTGAGCTGTTTCGCAAGACCATTCGCCACCAGTTCCACGGGTTCATGGGCTTTATGGCGCTGTATGGGGTTTCAGACCAGGCAGTGGAAATATTTATGAGTACCAGAAAAGGTGACGCCCCGAGTGTGCAGCTCGAGGCGTCGGGCGCGTCTTTTCAATAGTGGAGAAACTACGCATGAACAGTTTAACAACACGTTACCGCAGGTCGCAACTTATTGCGCTGCCGGTACCGGGTGGAGCCGGTCCGGTGCAGTACCGGTATGCAGTGAGAGTATCAGGCCACTGTGTGCCCGTCAGCTACCAGCTCGCTCATCAGATGGTAGGGGAGTTTAATCGCCAGGCGGAGGCTTTCGCGTGCAGGAACTCAACAGACGATACCGCGACTGGCGGGGAACTGAAGTCCACGTCACGGGTTACGACCCAGAAAAACGACAGGTTATCTTCCGGCGCGCTGGTTACCCGCACGACTGCATGCAGCCTGTTGAGCGGTTCCGCGAGAAGTGCAAAAGGGTGGATGCATGAGCGTTAAGTTATCAGCGTACGTGTGGGATGGCTGCGCGAGTGCCGGAATCAAAGGCACGAAGCTGCTGATCCTGGCGCGCCTGGCTGATTTCTCCAGCGATGAAGGTATCAGCTGGCCCAGCGTCGACACCATCGCGCGCCAGATTGGTGCCGGTCGCAGCACCGTTATTACCGCAGTTGGTGAGCTTGAGCGTGACGGATGGCTGACCCGCAAAGAACGCCGTCAGGGCCAGCGCAGTGGTACCAACATCTACACGCTGAACGTGCCGCGCCTGCGCCAGGCTGCTGCCGGTGCTTATTCTCAGGGTCCAGTTTCTGAACATTCAGAATCTGGACGTTCAGAATCCGAAGGTTCAGAAGCTGGACGTCCAGAATCTGAACGTCCGGAAAACCACAAAAACGGGGCTTCTCAGGGTCCAGAATCTGGACACGATCCGTCAGTAAATTCAAAACAAGAACCATCAGATAAAAAACCTTCTTGTCAGGTTGCCGGGCAACCCGACGCTGAGCAGCTGATCACCGATAAAGCGATTGCTGTGCTGAAGCACCTGAATCTGATCACTGGCGCGCGTTACCAGAACTCGAAATCCTCACTGGAGAACATCCGGGCCCGGCTGCGCGAAGGACATTCCGTGGACGACCTGCAGCTCGTGGTCGACTACAAGCACGAGCACTGGCACGACACGGAAATGTACGACTACATGCGCCCGCAGACGCTGTTCGTCCCGGGCAAGCTTGAAGGCTACCTACTGAGCGCCGCCCGCTGGAAAGAGCGCGGACGCCCGTCCCGCCAGCAGTGGAAGCAACGCAGTGTGCAGCGCGACGACAGCGCATTTAAAGCCAGCTATGCCGGTGTTGATTACAGCCAGGTTCCGGAGGGGTTCAGATCATGACAAACGAGAAGCTCAAACACGAAGTTTTTGAAGAGCTGGCCTGCCAGCTGGAAAGACAGAATCTGTGGCGCCGCGCCGCGCATGTTTACCTGGCTGCATTCGATGCCTCGAAGACTAACCGGGACCGCGAACGGCTGGCCAAGAAGCGTACCCAGTGCCTGAAGATGAGCATCCGCGCTGGTTACGTGGAAGGCCGTTGCTATCTGGCCGGTAACTATGTGGGGGAACTGTGATGCACGCGTTGAATGCTTATAACCAGGCGCTGGCGGCGCTGCGCAGCAAACCGGCTCACGAACTTAAGGAAGTCGGCGATCAGTGGCGCACGCCGGACAATATTTTCTGGGGCATCAACGCCATGTTCGGCCCGCTCGTACTGGACCTGTTCTCTGATGGCGAGAACGCCAAATGTGAGGCGTATTACACCGCGGAAGATAACGCGCTGACGCAGGACTGGTCCGTGCGCCTGGCCGAACTCAACGGCGCCGCGTTCGGCAACCCGCCTTACAGCCGCGCTTCCAGGCACGACGGGGAGTACATCACCGGCATGCGTTACATCATGCAGCACGCCAGCGAGATGCGGGAAAAAGGCGGGCGGTACGTCTTTTTGATTAAGGCGGCCACCAGCGAGGTCTGGTGGCCGGAAGACGCGGATCACATCGCCTTTATCCGTGGCCGTATCGGTTTCGATCTTCCGTCCTGGTTCGTCCCTAAAGACGAAAAGCAGATCCCGTCCGGCGCGTTTTTTGCGGGTGCCATTGCGGTATTCGATAAGACCTGGCGCGGCCCGGCAATGAGTTACATCAGCCGCAACGAGCTGGAAGCGCGCGGCGACGCGTTCCTGGCGCAGATCCGCCGCCAGGCTGAACGCATGCTGGCAGGGAATCAGCCTGAACCGGCTGAGGATGAAGCAGAGCCGCATCCAGAAACTGAGCCGCAACTGCAGGCTGCTGAAACAGAGTTGCCACTGACAGCAGCCGACATCCTGGAACGAAGCGGCGTTGAGGTATGGGCCTGTGCATGCGCGGCGTTCGGCAGCAAAGAGGCGTATGCCTTCCATGAATCCCGCTTTGCTCACAGCTGGGCTGCCGATTCTGTAGAAAGCCCGATGCTGGTGACGGTGACCGCAGACGTCATTTCGCGCGCGCAGTCGCTGATTAAAGAGCATAACAACGGCGTGAAGCTGTGCGCTTTTATGGCCCTCAATGATTTTGTCTTTCAGGACGATGCGGAGCGGAAAGACATGCACGAACGGCTTGCGACGGTCGCTCGCGAAGCTCAAGAGCAGCATGGCCTGGCGATGGATGAGTTTCTGCTGGTTGTCGGGGCAATTGACACCACGCACTGGCGGAACATTCGGCAGCTTAGAGCCTCCATTCGCGAAATGGCTGGCGCGCGGGAGAAAGCGGCATGAATTCTGCCTCTGCTTTAACCGCCCGCCAGCAGGAGGTGCTGAATATGCTCGCGGATTTCCAGAGACGAAACGGTTACCCGCCGACACAGAAAGAAGTGGCCCAGCTAATGGGGGCCGCTTCACCCAACGCAGCGACCGATATGCTGCGTAAGCTGGAGAAGAAGGGAGCTATATCGGTATCAAGGGGCGTCGCCCGCGGCATCACCATCAACGGCATCGCCAAAGAAGATGAGGCCGTTTCTCTGCTGCGCGCCATGGTTGAACGTGAATCTGATGCACGTGAACGGGCAATTTCTTTCCTGCATAAAATGGAGAGCGAGCAGTGCAAATAACCTTTCTGTCCAGCCTCAGTAACACCGAAGCCGTTATGCCCCCGGGAGATAGCCCTCATATTCTCAGAGGCACAAGAGCGTGTTTAAAAAGATGCCATTTACTGAATACAGTGCGACGAAACTCTTCAACAGCAGCAGCGACAGGCGGCCAGATTGAAACTTCACTGCCATTAACATCAAAGACTTTTCCGTGGTTCTTTTCGGCGATGTTTTTCATCTGTACGAAATTAATGTCGAAGTTGTCTTCGCCAACCTCTTGTTTAAGTTGTGCTTCAGATACTTTGCGATCCGTCCCATCGGAAAGCTTAAGAAATGCTTTAAGGATTCTGGTGTTCATTTGTTCAGGACGCTTAGCCCAGAGCTTAAGACGACGTGCAACTTTGAAGGCTTCCTGCAGTTCGTCCTGCACGGGAGTGGTGCCTTTACGCCAGTCAACATCCCATTCTATGCAGACCTGATTTCAGCAGGCTTTCCGAGTCCTGCTGCCGATTATATCGACAGCGGCATTGACCTCGTTTCCCACCTTATTGCACATCCTTCATCCACCTATGTCCTGCGGGTTGCCGGCGATTCGATGCGCGACGCTGGCATCCTTGACGGCTCGCTTTTGCTGGTGGACTTCAGTCTGCACGCGAAGCATAACGACATCGTGGTCGCCAATATTGGCGGGGAGTTTACCGTTAAAAGGCTGGTGACGTACCCGGTGGCGCAGCTGCGCGCCGAGAACCCGGCTTACCCGCCTATAGCTGTTTATGACGCCGACGACCTCGAAATCGTCGGCGTTGTCATTTGCGTGATAAATACCCTGCACCGCAATGTTCGCGCTGGTTGATATGAACTCGTTCTACACGAGTTGCGAGACGGCATTCCGTCCGGATCTGGCCGGTCAGCCCATTGTGGCGCTCTCTAATAACGATGGCTGTGTGATAGCGCGCAGCCGCGAAGCAAAAGCGCTTGGCATAAAAATGGGCATGCCCTGGTTCCAGCTGCGCGAGATGCAGTTTCCGCAGCGGATCATTGCCTTTTCCAGCAACTATGAGCTTTACGGTGACATGAGCCAGCGGGTGATGACCACGCTTGAGGAAATGTGCCCACGTGTCGAGGTATACAGTATCGATGAAGCATTCTGTGACCTGACGGGGGTGCGGAACTGTCGCGACCTGGCTGATTTTGGCCGGGAGATACGCGATACGGTCCGGCGCAATACGCGGATTCATTGTGGTGTAGGTATCGCCCAGACAAAGACGCTGGCGAAACTCGCCAATCGCGCGGCGAAGGAGTGGCCGCAGACGGGCGGGGTGGTGGACCTGTCAAACCAGGCGCGCCAGCGGCGGCTGATGGCGCTGATGCCAGTGGAGGAAGTCTGGGGCGTCGGTCGGCGTATTGCCAGAAAGCTGGAGGCAATGAGTATTAAAAATGCACTGCAGCTATGCGATACCGACATCCGCTTTATCCGCAAACACTTTAACGTCGTGCTGGAGCGCACCGTGCGCGAGCTGCGCGGCGAACCCTGTCTGGAGATCGAGGAGTTTGCCCCGGCGAAACAGGAAATCGTCTGCAGCCGGTCATTTGGGGAGCGAATCACTGACTATGAAGCGATGCGCCAGGCTATCTGCAGCTATGCGGCGCGCGCGGCGGAAAAGCTCCGCGGCGAGCATCAGTTCTGCCGGTACATTTCGGTGTTCGTGAAAACGTCGCCGTTCTCTGCTGAACCGTATTACGGCAATCACGCCGGGACAAAGCTGCTGACGCCAACACAGGACACGCGCGACATAATCGCCGCGGCGACGCGCTGCCTCGATGCGGTCTGGCGCGACGGCCACCGGTACCAGAAAGCGGGCGTTATGCTGGGTGACTTTTTCAGCCAGGGCGTGGCGCAGCTGAATCTGTTTGACGAGAACGCGCCGAGCGCGAACAGCGAGGCGCTGATGTCACTCATGGACAAACTGAACCAGCAGGGCCGGGGAACCCTGTATTTTGCGGGGCAGGGTATCCAGCAGTCGTGGCAGATGAAGCGGGAGATGCTGTCGCCGTGTTATACGACGCGTTTGGATGAAGTACCTATCGCCAAGGCCGATTAAAAAAATTATTCGGTAGGTTAGTGATTGAAAGAAGATACAAAGGTAAACCCAGATTTAGAGCTAGGTTTACCGGTAAACAAGCCATTCATCAAAAGGTATGAGAAACGGAGGATGGTAATCAAGCTTGCCTAGACGAATGTAATTCGGACTATGATTGGCATAATGAATTATATATTCAGAAGTTTTATCACCATGGATGAACCCATTATAACATTCAATACCAACATGGTAATGCCACCATTTTTTTGCGCGGGCCGTTTCTATCCTTTTTTCTCTATCAGGATAATCCTCTGGGACCTCGTCAGAGTTTTTGTTCCTACCCTCTAAATCTTTAAGACCATGTGTTCTAACATGATCAGCAAACAAGAAGACTTTATCTACTTGTTTTTCTTCCATTTCTTCTTTTGCTACAATTTCTTTTAAGTGCTTTAATAGCTTTTTACCGAACTCCACTCTCATTCAAAATCCATCTCCATGAGCCATTTTTTGAAATCCTGGGCATTCTGGACAGAATCAGGTAATTCAACAAACTCGCATTCAAAAGCGTCTTCAAGCGCAGGAAAGTCAAAACGAAGCGAGTCGCAGTGTTGATTCACCGCCCGGCGCTTTTCAGAACGGAGATGAACAACATGACCAGGTTCATTTCTTGCAAATAAATGGTTATCGGTACTACGTGATATACCATTTCTTACCAAGCCCCCAAAAAAGCGAGTTAGTGTACTAGTACTTACAGGAAGATAAGTAGGTCGAAAATCTACAGCGATAGCTATCATTTACTCCTCCTGTCTACTATTGCTTTTGTTGCAACTTGAGCATCAAAAAACATTGTGTAACCGCAGTTGCGACAATTCATTGTAAAATACCAGACAGCCTGATTCTGCGAAAAGGGTATGGGATGTGATACAACAATAGGCCTACTGTTGTCGCCTGGATAAGGTGACATTATCCATTCATCCGCCTGACAAACAGCACAGGTTAGTGAGTTACCTGTAACCCCCTCAGGTCTGCGAACCAGAGAGTTGAGATAAGAAACAAGCTCATCAATTTTTACTGTTTGAGTAAGTTCAATCAGTTCTTTGGCGGAAGCCAT